ATGCCGACGAATTGGACGGATACCACCGCCGGGCTTACGCGGTCAGTCATTGGCGTCGGCACGACAAATGGTGCCATCGACTATATCGATCTCCAATATTCTGGCACCACGTCGAGCACGAGCTTCCAGATTGCGTTCGACACGTCAACGGCAATCGCCGCGTTGACTGGACAGACGTGGGCGCTAAGTGGGTTTCTGGCAATCGTCGGCGGAAACCTGACGAACATCACCACCATCAAGTGGCGCGCGGCGGAACGCGACAGCGGTGGCGGCCCTGTCGCGAGTAACACGGGGCCCGACCTCAGTGGATCGCTGACATCTTCGCTTGTTCGGTCATCGTATGTCCCGACGCTCGCAGGCGGTGCGTCGACGGCATTCCTGCAGCCGCTTCTGGTGTTCACCTGCAACAACACGTCGTCGGTGAACTTCACGATCCGCATCGGCTGGCCCCAGCTTGAACTCGGCGCATTCGCGACCTCCCCGATCCGCACGACCAACGCAGCGGCGACGCGCGCGGCGGATGTGGTGACGGTGACGAGGGTGCCGACGTTCGGCGCTTTCTCTGCCTATGTCGCATTCATCCCAGGCGCAGTTGGAGCGACGAACGAAACCATCCTCTCCATAGACGACGGCACGACCAGCAATCGTGCGGGAGCAGTCAAAAACGCGGCGGGCAACTATGCTGGTCTCGGCGTGTGGCCGGCTTCCGGCGTCGCGCTTACAACCGGGAGCACATACAAGGCTGCAGCAGGAATAGCGGCATCGGATCAGGCGTCTTCGCTCAATGGCGCGGCGGTGACCACTGGTTCGTCAGCCCTGCCGACCGGCATCAATGCCATCCACATCGGCTGCAACAACTCCAGCTCCAACCCGCTGAACGGCTACATCACTGACCTCGCTGTCTGGGCCTCGACCCGCATCCCCAATGCCGGCCTCATCGCGGGCACGACATGATTGACCACCTGCTCCGCTTCGCCGACGAAGCTTCGGCAATCGCCGCCGTCCCGCGCTTTCATGGCGAGGAAGGCTGGAACCGCTCCCTCTGCCTCACGTCGTCCGACCCGGTCCCGCTGCAGGTCTACACCGTCGCCGGCACACAGACCGTCACCGATGCCGACACCGGACAGACCTACCAGCAGGAAATCCGCTCCGTCCTCCCCTACTGGTATCTCTGGATCGGCCTGCCGGCACAGGACGCCGCGCTGACGGCAATCTCGATGATCGTCACCGATCGGGATGCATCGAACGCTGGCAAGCCGTTCGTGCTGTTCTCGCGCATCCCCGCTGACCAGCTCGGCGAGTACCACGTTACGCCCGTCGTGGCGGGGTCGAACTATCCGTTCGGGACGACCCAATCTCCGAAATGATGACCCCGTCTGCGGTTGCCTTGATGACGGCAACTGTCTCGCCCTGCAGGTCATACAGGGCGGCAAAGAACTGGGAGAGGGTCTTGTATGCCCGTCCATCAAGGACGAGGCGGTCAAGGTCCACATCGATCATCGGGAGGAGCCTCCGTTTCCCGTCCAGGGGAAAACCCGGCCGAGGTGTTCGGCCACGACCAGGGCTTAGCCCGGACAACCTGAGAAGGAAGACTACCATGGCTGCGCGCCATCGTGGAATGAAAAAGTACGCTGACGGCGGAATGGTGAAGAAGGGTCCCGACCTCGGCGGGGTCATGTCGGAAGCCGGCAAGGGCGACGACGGCTTCAAGAAGGGCGGCAAGCTCAAGACCGGCGGCATCGCTGCCGGCAAGGCTCCGGCCCCGCGCCTCGATCGCGCCCCGCGCGGTCCCCGCCCGGCCATGAAGCGCGGCGGGTCCGCCTTCTCGGCCGCGCACGAGATGAACAAGGCGCCCGAGAAGGGCAACGAGTGCGACTAGCCTGACGGCAAATACGCTCGCGGGGGCAGGCTGACGGCTGCAGAGCGGCACGATCTGCCAGCGAAGGATTTCGCGCTCTCGGGCGAGCGCTATCCGATACCCGACAAGTCACACGCCCGGAATGCGCTGGCCCGTGGGGCTCAGCACGCTTCATCCGACGAGCTTGCCACCATCAAGCGCAAGGTGAAGTCGAAGTATCCAGACATCGCAGTGGACGGCGGGGACTAACCCCGCCGTTTCCATTTGGAGTGCGAGATGGCTGTCTCAGGCACCTACGCTTTCAATCCTCGCACCAGCGAACTCGCCACCGAGATCATGGAGCGCTGCGACATTCGCGGCTCGGAGGTGACGGTCGAGCACCTTCTCTCCTGCCAGCGCACCATGAACTTCGTTCTGCAATCGTGGTCGAACCTTGGCGTCAACCTCTGGACCGTCCAGACGTTCACGCAAATCCTCTCGCAAGGCGTCGCCACCTACGATCTCCCCGCCTACACCATCGATGTCTTGCCCGATAGCGTCTACCTGCGGCAATACTCGATGCAGGGGGCGGTGGACGTAACCCCGAACTTCGCCACCACCATTTCCACGGCGACCATCACGGCGACGCAGGCGAACCACGGCTATGCCGCCAACGGCTTCGTCAACATCATTGTGCCGGTTGCGGTGGGCGGGCTGATCCTCTCCGGCATCTACCAGATCGCCTCAGTTCCCTCCGCCAACACCTACACGTTCACGGCGGCCAGCAACGCCACCAGCAGTGCCACGGGCGGTGCAGTGCCGGTGTTCACCACCACGGCCTCGTCGACCTCCGTCAACGTGCTCCTGACCGCGCACGGCTACCTGGCAGGGCAGTCCTTCGAGGTTGAAGTGGCAACCGATGTCGGCGGCATCACGCTGACTGGCACCTACACCATCGCGACCATTGTCGACGCGAACAGCTTCACCATCACATCGGAGCAGACGGCGGGCTCGACGGCGACCGCTTCGGAGAACGACGGCGATACGCAAATCTCCGGGTCGAGCACCAGCACGACGGCGGCCTACACCGACCGCATCATGGCGCCGATCAGCCGTGGCGACTATGCGGCCCAGCCGAACAAGCTCGCTCAGGGCTTCCCCACGACATACTGGGTCGACCGGCTGATCAATCCGACGATCACGCTGTGGGAGGTCCCTGACCAGAACGGCCCGTATGTCCTCTACATGGACTGCACGACGCAGATCCAGGACGTGTCGGGGCAGGGGACGGAGACGATCCAGTTGCCGCCCAGGTTTCTGGAAGCGTTCGTCGCGGCTGGTGCGGCGAACTATGCCATGAAGTGGAATACGGCGAAGGCGGAGGCTCTGGCCGTCTATTCCGACAAGAAGTGGCTTGAGGCGTCGAACGCCGACACCGAGCGCGTGACGACGCAGATCATCCCCGAATTATCGGGGTATTGGCGGCCTTAGACGGGACTTTGTGATAGATGCCGGCTATAATGCCGGGCATGAAAATCAGAACCGCCTGCGTCTACCAAGCCCGCAACAAGTTGACGGGAGACCTGTATATCGGCACCACCATGCGTGTGCCGAAAGCGCGATGGCGCCAGCATGTGAGGGACGCAATCCTCGGGAAGCATTCATGCCCGAAATTTCACGGAGCCATCGTGAAGTTCGGCGAGGATGCATTTGAGTGGTCTGTGCTGGCGACGTTCGCCACTCGCAGGGAGGCGATGTGCGAGGAAAGACGCCTGATCAGCCTGCATAAGCCGGCATACAACGTGTTCCCCGGCTTTGTTGCGTATTTTGGGCGGCTGGCGGGATCAAAGCGGGTTCTTTGCCTCGAAACGGGCGAAATGTTTGACAGCGTGTCGGGAGCCGCTGATGTGCTTGGATACGCTGTGGGTACGATTTCTCGTGCGTGCAATGTAGCCGGCTCCAAGGTGGAGGGACGGCACTTCGTGTTCAGCGAACACGAGATGCCTGTTGCGGAGCGCGAGGCTCTGATCCTGAGCCTTGACGAAACTGGCGCACAGCGAAGACGGAAAACAGAGCGAAAGCAGGAGCAGGCGTCGCTGAATGGGCGCGATGTCCTTGGACGGAGTGCGCGCGGCCCTCTGACCAATGCCCGGCGAGTGGTTTGCCTGACTGACGGCCAAACATACGAAAGCGCATCAGCCGCCGCGCGCGCATATGCGGTGGCAAAGAGCGCGGTCATTGAAATGTGCCTGAAGCGCCCGAACCGGCAGTCGGTTGGCGGGAAGAAATTCGCATACGCGGAGTAGACCGATGGGAAGTTTGCCGCATGGTCAGTTGCACGCGACAATCGACCCCAACGCCCTCGATCCGCTTGCGTGCTGTGATCGTTGCGGGTTCGTCTACAACCACTCTAAGTTGCAATTCCAGCCGATCTTGGCCGGCAACCACTTCGTGAACTCCGGCCTTCTCGTCTGCGAAGTCTGCCTCGACGTGCGCAACGAGCAGGTCCGCGCGCTCCGCATTCCCGCCGACCCGGTGCCAATCGCCAACCCGCGCCCGGCGCCGTGGCAGTTGCAGGAGGCGGAAAACTAGATGTCGTTCACCTACTCCGAACTGGTCACTGACCTCGCCAACGTCCTGCAGGTCGAGGCCGACAACGCCGACTATCTCGCCATCCTGCCGCGCGTCATCGAGTACGCCACGGACAGGATCGAGAACGACCTCGACCTTCTCTCGCAGCACGCCACAGCGACGGTAACGCTGGTTTCGGGCACGCGCACGGCAACCATTCCGACGCCCTCGGGGGCCGGCAATGGGCCAATCTACATCGTTGAGAGCGCCAACGTCATCACGCCGGCCTCGACCGCGCCGAACTCGGGCACGCGCAATCCGCTCTACCGGGTGTCGCTCGAAAAGCTGAACTTCGAATGGCCCACGGTGACCAGCACCGGCCTGCCGAAGGAGTTCGCCTTGCAGGACGACACGACGCTGGTCCTCGGCCCGGCCCCGGATGCCACCTACCAGGTCGAAGTGGTCGGCGTTTATCGCCCGGCCATGCTGTCGAATACGACCACCACAACGTGGTTGACCAACAACCTGCCGGAACTGTTCTTCGCCGCCTGCTGCGTGTGGGGGTTCTCATGGCAACGCGACCTCGGTCCCGCAATGTCCGGCGGGGCGCCATCGGCTGACAACCCGATGACCACCATGTCGTGGGAAGCCACTTACCAGAGCCTGCTCAAGTCCGACATGGTGGTGGAGTTCCGCAAGCGCAGTTGGTCAAGCGCGTGGACGCCCATGATGCCGGCACCGACCGCAAACCCGCCGAGGCAGTGATGTTTGTTGGCGGCAGACCGAACCGTCGTTTGCGCTGCCGTTGGTCTTCGATCAGCCTTGGGCGCCCGTGGCTGGCCATGTCACAGCCCTTTGGACTCGGGACAGCCCACACTGGAGACGGTGTGCGCAGGACAGCGTCCAGCTTCGTTCCTACCGCCAACTCAAAGAGTTTAGCATAGATCAATGGCGGTTTCAAAGATTACCCTGTCGCCGGGCATCGCCACCGACCCGACGCCAACCCTCAATGCAACCGGCTGGTCGGCGGCCAACCTGATCCGCTGGCAAGACGAGACCTTTCTCCAGCCCATCGGCGGCTGGCAGAAGTTCAACCCGTCCGCCGTGACCGGAACCGCCCGGCAGATGCATGCCTGGCAGGACCTGGACGCCAACGACTATCTCGCGGTCGGCACCGAACAGCGCCTGCAGCTCTTCGCCGCCGGCACGCTCAACGACATCACGCCGATCCGCGCTACGACCAACTTCGGCAGCGGCATCACCACCACCGCATCGAGCACGTCGGTTCAGGTGACCGACACCGGCAACGGGGCTGCGGTCGGCGACTGGATCAACATGGTGGTGCCGATCGCCATCGGCGGCATCGTCCTGTCGGGCTATTACCAAGTCGCCACCATCATCGATTCCGATAACTACACCATCACGGCGGCCAGTGCGGCGGCATCTTCGGTGTCGCTTGGGGGAGCTTCGCCGAAGTTCGATACTACCAACACGTCGTCGACCGTCACGGTCACGCTGGCAAACCACGGCTATGGGGTTGGCGCGACGTTCACGGTGCTGGTGTCGACCTCTGTTGGCGGCCTGACCATCAGCGGGGACTACATCGTCAACACGGTCCCTTCGTCCTCGACTTTCACGATTACTGCAGCCGGCATGGCGACGTCCACTACGAACGCGTATGAGAACAGCGACCAAGCGCGGGTGCAGTATCTTCTGGCGACTGGGAACGTCTCGACCACGACCACGACCGGCTGGGGCGCCGGCAGTTGGGGTAGTGGTTCCTGGGGGGTAAGCTCGGGCGCCGCTGCAACCGACCCGCTCCGCATCTGGTCGCTCGACAACTTCGGCCAGAACCTGCAGGCGGTGCCGACCGGAGGGGCGCTGTACCAGTGGGTGCCGCCGGTATCGAACGGGAACGTCGCTGCCGTCATCGGCACGGCGCCGACCATGAACAACGGCATGTTTGTTTCCATGCCGGCGGAAATCGTGGTCTGCTGGGGCTCGGAGAGTTCCGGCACGCATGACCCGCTTCTGATCCGCTGGTCCGATGCCGGCGACAACACCGACTGGACGGCCTCGGCGACCAACCAGGCGGGCAGCTACCGCCTGTCGCGGGGATCGAAGATCGTCGGGGCGTTCCAAGGGCCGCAGTCGGCCTATATCTGGACCGACACCGACCTGTGGGTGATGAACTACGTCCAGACGCCGTACATCTTCTCGTTCTCGATCATCGGGCAGACGTGCGGGCTGATCGCGCAGAATGCCTTCACAGTGCTCAACCAGAACATCTACTGGATGAGCCAGAAGAACTTTTTCATGCTCGGGCCAAGTGGTGTGCAGCCGCTGGTGACGCCGGTCTGGGATGACGTGTTCGGCCCCAACGGGGTTGCGTCGGACTATTCCGACAAGAGCTTTGCGGCCGGGGACACGCCGTTCAACGAGGTATTCTTCTACTTCGCGGCGGGGGACGATACCGAGCCCGGCAACTATGTGAAGCTGAACGCGCTCGGCAACCTGTGGGACGAGGGCGAACTGGTTCGTACCGCATGGATCGATCAAGGCATCTTCGGCATGCCGATCGGGGTGGACGGCAGCGGCTATCTGCAGCAGCACGAGACGGGCGTTTCCGACAACGGCAGTCCGATCACCGGGATTTACGCCCGCAGCGGCTATGCCGATGTGTCGGATGGCACAATCTACATTTCGATCCAGCAGATCATCCCGGACTTCAAGTGGCTGACGGCTGATGCGAGCCTGACGCTGACCTTCTACGGGCAGAACTTTCCGGGGGACACGCCGACCACCTACGGGCCTTACACGGTCACGGCGAGCACGTCCTACATCACGGTGCGCATCCGCAAGCGGCAGATTGCCATCCGGGTGGACTTCGACGGCGAGAGCCTGGTGAGGCTTGGCGCCATTCGCTACCTCTCGACGCCCGCCGGACGCAGGTAAATGGCACCCAATGACCGCATGACCTCGCTGCCCACGATGGCGGCGGGTAACCCGCTTGATCTGAAAGCCAAGCAGGACATGGTCGCGGGCATCAACGGCCTGCAGACGGCGCTGAACGACGGGTTTGTCAATACCCTGCAGGTTGCGCTGGACCAGCTCGGCGATGTGCGCGGAGACCTGATCTACCGCAACGCTTCGGCATGGGTGGCGCTGGCGGCCGGGACCTCGGGCCAGTTCCTGCAGACCAAGGGTTCATCCGCCAACCCGGTATGGGCGAACGGGCTGGTTACGGTTGCCCTGCAGACGTTCACGTCGGGCGGTACCTATACCCCAACGAGCGGAATGCTCTACTGCCTGATGGTATGCATCGGGGGCGGGGCGGGGGGCGGCGGCTCGGCCAACAGCGCGGGCGGCTCGGCTGCCGGCGGTGGCGGTGGCGGTGGCGGCAGTATCTCGATCAAGCTGAGCACTGCCGCGACGGTGGGGGCCTCGCAGACGGTCACCATCGGGGCGGTGGCAAACGGCGGTTCGGCCGGCAACAACGCTGGCACGGCCGGCAACGACACGTCCATCGGCTCGATCTGCGTCGGCAAGGGTGGTTCGGCCGGCGGCGGCTCCGATGGCACGGCAAGCGGCACGGCGGGTGCGGGCGGTGTCGCCGGTACGGGTGACCTGACCTTCGTCGGCAACTCGGGCACGACCGGGCCGAAGGCAAGCATCATCACGGTGGCGCTGATGACCGGGCGCGGCGGCTCCGGCCCGCTGGGCGGCTCTGCCGGGGGCGGCAACGTCAGCACGAATACCAACGGCGCTGCGGGCGCGAACTACGGCGCGGGCGGCAATGGCGGTGTGTCGTGGAATGGTGGTGGCACTGCCTCTGGGGGCAATGGGGCGCAGGGCGTGGCATTCGTCCTTGAATTTGTGAAAGGCAGCTGATGCGCATTCCTGAAGTGGGGGAAGTCCTGACGGTTGGCCTGCCGTCCGAAGTGACGCGGGCCGAGGTTCAGGCGGTGGAGGACAAGGACACGGTGATCGCGACGCTGAACCAGTCGCGACCGTTCTCCAAGTTCCATGACTATCGCTACGAGGACTGGGTGCGGGCCAAGCGGGTGGAGGGCCTGGTGCCGGGGATTTCGAAGTGGGAGGTGGTTGGCACGGTGGCAAAGCCGGCTCCGAGGGCTGTGGCTGCCGAGCCTGAGCCTGCCGGCAAGCGGCGCGAGCGGAAGGTGAAGTGATGGCTGGTTTGAGCGCATATAAGGCTGGCGGCGCGTCCTTCAACCGCTACATCCAGTCGGAACTCGCCAAGAAGGGCTTCTACGACGACAAGATCGACGGGGTAGCCGGCGACAAGACCCACGCCGCCATCATGGCGTTCCAGAAGGCGCATGGCATCGACCCGACCGGCACCATGACCGCCGAGACGGTGAAGGCCCTGCAGTCGCCCGACGTGCCTCTGCCGCGCCCGCGTCCCGGCATTTCCATCTCTGATCTACAGATGCCAGATCGGCTGGTCCCGCAGGACAAGCCGTTCGTTTCCGCCAACAAGGAATACGACCCGAACGTCAACCATGCCACCGCCATGAACCGGGCGTGGAGCGACGACATTGCGACCGGCCTGCCGGAGAACAAAGCCAGTACGGCGTGGATCAATGCCGGGATTGGCCTCCTGCCGAAGGACGCGCAGGCGTGGATGCCGGCGAACCCGGTTGCGCGCATGACCGATCAGCCGACCATGCCCCCGCCTGCCGGACTGGGTGCGGCGGCTCTTGCCGCTCCCGGTGCGCCGCATTTTGAGAACGCTGACGCCGCTAGGTCATCCCGCGACAACGGCCTGATGGACCCGGCGATGCAAATGCTTCTGCAGAAGAAGGCGGCCACGCTGAAGGGGCTGGACCCGACTGCCGGAAACTTCGCCAAGGGCGGCATCGCGCATGTTCCAAGGCCGCAGATGCCCAAGCCGGTGCATGTCGGCATGATCAACTCGGCCGTCCCCGGCCGCACCGACCAGCTTCCGCTGACCGTCCCGAAGGACTCCTTCGTCATCCCCGCCGACGTGGTTTCAGGCGTCGGGCAGGGCAATACCCACGGCGGGGCGAAGATCATCAACGAAATGCTCAACCCGCACCGGATGAAGATGCGGGTCATGGGCCAGCATCACCGGCCTCCGATCGTGTTCGGCAAGAACCCGGCCCCACTGGCATCGGGTGGTTCGGCTGACGGCAATAGCGGCGATCCGGTCGACATCATCGCGGCCGGCGGCGAGATGGTCGTCCCGCCCGAGGACGTGATGGCGGTCGGTGGCGGCGACATGAACGAGGGGCATCGCAACCTGGGCCGCTGGGTCCAGTCCGCCCGCAAGCAGATCGCGCAGCGCATGATGCGCCTGCCGGGACCAAAGCTCTGAAAGTTTCAGCGCGTTTTCTTTCAGGAGAAAGACATGACGGCGGGAGGGCCGATGCCTTATTTGCGCACCTACTTTGACGAGGTCGCCACCATCGCACAAAGCCTTGATATCGGCCAGATCGAGGAGATGGTGAACTATCTTGCGCGCCTCAAGACGCGGCACAAGCGACTGTTCATTTTCGGTATCGGCGGATCAGCGGCCAACGCATCGCATGCGGTAAACGATTTCCGCAAGCTCTGCGGCATTAATGCCATGACGCCGACGGACAACGCATCGGAACTGACGGCGCGCATCAACGATGAAGGCTGGGATACCTGCTTCGCCGAGTGGTTGCGAGCGCATGACCTCAGTGTGCTTGACGTGGTGCTGGTCCTGTCCGTGGGCGGCGGCAGCGTCGAGAAGGGCGTCTCGATGCCGATCGTCAAGGCGCTTGAATACGCCAGAGCGATCGCTTCGCCCATCCTCGGCATTGTGGGCCGAGACGGGGGTTATACGAAGCGCATGGCAGACGCCTGCGTTGTCGTGCCGACCGTCAGCCCCGAGCGTGTCACCCCGCATGCCGAGGCGTTCCAGGCGGTTATCTGGCACGCCATCGTCACGCATCCCCGCCTGCAGGAGAGGACGGCAAAATGGGAGTCGGTGGTATGACCGACAAGTACCACGGGGTGGCGTTCGCCAAGCCGGAGGACGCCCCGGAAGTCTACCAGATGATGGTCGCCATCTGGAACGAGAACGCCCTGTTCTCGATGAACGAGCACAAGGCGGCGCTGATGTGCGCCTCCCTGTTCGACCCGCGCACCGGCATGGTCGGCATTATCCGGGGACCGGAGAAGATCGAGGGGGCCATCGGGCTCCGCCTCGCCCAGCAGGACTATTCCGACGACTGGTATCTCGCCGAGTGCTTCAACTACGTCCGGCCGGATCACCGCAAGTCGGACCATGCCAAGCGGCTGATCCTGTTCGCCAAGACGGCGGCGGAACAACTCGGCATCCCGCTCTTCATCGGCATCGTCAGCACGCAGCGGGTGGAAGCGAAGATGCGCCTTTACCGCCGGCAACTGACGCCGGTTGGCGGCTACTTCATGGGCGGCAAGATACCGAGGCTCGCCCCCGAAGTGGAAGCGGTGGCGGACCGCGAGGAAGAGGAAGGCCGGCTGCTCGACGAGTACCGAACGGCGGTCGACCGGGTGCTCAAGGCCGAGAAGAACGGCAAGGGCAACGGGCGGCATCTCACGCGCGAGCAGGCGCTGGAGAAACTGAAGGCGGTTCACGACAGAGCGGGCAGGATGAACGGCTCTGGCAGTGGGCATGAGGCGGCGGGCGAGGAAGGAAGGCCAGCACAGTAGATGGGTCTCTTCTCGAAGAACCAGACCACCACGCAGACGAACCAGCCGTCGAAGCAGGCTCTGCAGGCATACCAGGGGATTGCCAACATCCTCACCAGCGCTGCGGCCAAGCCGCTGCAGCAGTATGGTGGTCCCCGTGTTGCCGGGTTCACGCCCGACCAGCAGGCGGGCTTTCAGGGGGTGCAGAACGCTCAAGGGGCGGGCATCCCGTATCTGAATGCCGCCTCGCAGTATGCATCGCAGGGCGCGGCGCCGATCACGTCCATCCCGCAGGTTGGTTCGCAGCAGTTCAGTCAGGCCGGACTGAGCCAGTTCTACAATCCGTACCAGCAGTCCGTCATCGACGCGACGATGGCGAACATCAACCGCAACAATGCGGTCCAGCAGAACCAGCTTGTCGGGAACGCCATCGCAAGCGGCGCGTCTCCCTTCGGCGGGGATCGGGCGGGAGTGGCGGCGGCGGAGCTCGCCCGCAATCAGGCGCTGGCATCGAACCAGACGATGGCTGACCTTGCTTCGCAGGGTTACAACACGGCTCTCGGCGCGTTCCAGAATCAGCAGGGCCTGAACCAGCAGGCGAGCGCGCAGAATGCCTCCAATTACCTGAACACGTCGCAGTTCAACAATCAGTCGGCTGCCAACGCCGCAAACCAGTTTGCCAACTTTGGCAATCAGGCACAGCAGCAGGCCCTGACCGGGGCGTCGGCGCTGTTGCAGACGGGTGGCTTGCAGCAGCAGCTTGCCCAGAACCAGCTTGACGTTCCCTACCAGAACTTCCAGCAGCAGCAGGCGTACCCGATGCAGCAGGCGCAGTGGCTGACTTCGCTGCTGTCGGGGGCGCAGCCGAACCTTGGCGGAACCACGTCCAGCACGCAGCCGGGCCCGAGTGGCCTATCGCAGGCGGCTGGCCTCGGCATGGGCATCCTTGGGCTGGGCACGAACACGGTTGGCGCGGGTCTGCTTGGCCTTCGTCGGGGCGGCATTGCCGACTTCGACGCAGGCGGCACGACCGAGCCTCCCAACCCGGCTGCCGTGGGCGCTCAGGGCTGGACCGAGCTTCCCGAGCCGCAGAGCGCTGGCCCGGCCCCGCAGGCGGGCATCGGCAGCTTTTCGTTCATGCCGGCGGCTGGCCGTGGCGACATTGCCATTCCGCAGATGAACGCGGCGTCGATGATCCCGGCCGGCATGGGCGCACAGTCCTACCCGGAGGCGACGAATGCCGCGTCGGCGGTGACCAGCACGCTGCCCGACTATTTGAACGCCTTGCCGCAGATCAATTTCAAGCAGTTCACCCCGATCAAGACCGGCTGGGGCTCGAAGGCGTTCGGAACGCCGGGATTGATCGGGGCCATCAGGAAGTTCCCCGGCCTGATCGATGTCAACGCAAAGCAGCCCTCGGCGGGCGTGTCGGGCGGCTTCAAGCGCGGCGGCCTGCCTGACTATGACGTTGGCGGTGGCGCGGATGCCGGGGTCTCGGAGGACCCCAGCCAGCGCCCTTTCGGCGGTATTGACCTTGGCATCGGCACGGCTGGTCTGAAGGCCCCCACGCCTGCCGGACTGGCTGATATCGATCCGAACAAGGGTGTGCGTGAGGTGGTCTCCGCTTCGCCGCCAGCCGACCCCGAAGCCGCGAAGTCGGCCGACCCGCATCCGAAGATTGTCGACGACGGCAAAAACCAGATGCTGGTCTACAACGGCGGTGCGGAGAGTATCCCCGGCCTGCCGAGCCCGAGCCGTTCGGGCACCAAATGGGACAAGTTTTTGCAGTCTCCGAACGCGGCGATGGTGCAGGCGGGCCTTGCCACGATGGCGGGACAGTCTCCGTTCCCGCTGGTGAACATCGGGCAGGGGCTGCAACAGGGCCTCCAGGCTTGGCAGAACCAGCGGCTGATGAACCAGAAGCTGGCGATGGAGCAGCAGCAGTTGCTCATGGGCAACGTGAAGCAGGACGCCGCCGGCAATCTGGTGGCGGTGCGGCCCACGGGCGATCCGAGCAATCCGTACAAGGTGGTGTACCTGACGGGCGGCGACGGCGGCAATCCGTTCGGGGCTGGCGCGGCTCCTGCAGGTGTGCCGAGTGCTGGCCCTCCCGCTGGCGCGTCCGGCGCTCTTCCGCCTCCGGCTGGTGGCGCGGGCCCGCCGAGCATGGCGGGCGCCCCTGCTCCGTCTGCCGGTAACTGGGACGACAATGCCGAGCGGGCGGCGTATGGTCAGCTTTGGAGTTCGACCTCCAATGTCAAGCCGACCGAAGACATTTCCGCCTACCGGGCGTTCCTGCAGCAGCAGTTCGCGCGCAAAGTGCCGGCCGATCAGGTGCCGGACATTGCTGAGTTCAAGCGGCAGATCAAGCCGCCGGATGTCGCCCTGACCGGCGAGTCCGAACTGAACAAGCTCAAGGCGAAGGACGTGGGCGACTACATCGACGCCGGCAAGGCCGCGCGTGCCCGCCTGCAGTACGCCAACCTCATGCAGGACGCCCTGAACCGGGGCGGCGACAACATCTGGACGGGCGCGGGCGCGGACTTTGTGCGCACGGTCAAAACGGCCCTGTCGAATGCGGGCATCGATGTCGCCGGCATGGGTGAGACGGACGTTCTGTCCAAGGGCTCGATCCTGCTCGCCACCGAAGGCACCAAGGCGCTGTCGTCGCGGCCCAGCCAGTTCGAGTTTCAGAAGAACATCGAAGCCAACCCCGGACTGGTCATGTCCAAGCCCGGCTCGCAGCTCATGCTGTCGATCATCCGCCAGCAGGCGCAAGCCGACTTTGATCTTGCGACGCTCGCCCGTCACGTCAAGGACCCGACCGACTGGGCGGACGTGGTCGATAAGTATTACGCCGAGCACCCGCTGATGTCGCCGTGGGACCCGAAGAAGCCGCTGACCGACGAAGTCGCGGAGCAGGCTCTTGGCGTCAAGGCGGGGCAGGGGCAGCCGAGCGATGCCGAGCCTCCTCCGGCAGGTGTCTCGCCGGATGAGTGGAAGTACCTGACGCCCGACGAACGGCGGCTGTTCCAGCAGAAGGGTAACGGCTCCTCCGGTGCTCCAGCCGCGCCGCCCGCGCCGCCGGCACCGGCTCTCGTGCCGCAGCCTCCAGTCCCGCAGTTCGCCCCGCCCGCAAAGCACCATCTGGACGATCCCGGTGGCATGATGTGGAACTACGGTAATGGCTGACGGCGGCCTGACGATCGAGCAGCAGCAGGCGCTGGCACTCGCCCGCGCTCGTATGCGGGCTGCACAGGCGAGCCCGTCCGCATCCCCGGATGACGGCAGCCAATCGCCGGACGGCAGCGGCTTCTGGGGCGGCGTGCAGGGCGCTGCAGGCGCGCTGGGCTCCGGCCTCTACACCGGCCTGAAGTACCTTGCCGGCGGCCCACAGGATATGGTCAGCGGGGCTGACGCGCTGATCGGGAGCGGCGTAGATGCGGCTCGCAACTTCATGTTCGGCCCGCGCTCGCCCGAGGAGCAGAAGCGGTTCGACGCCACGGTGAAGATGGACCAGTTCCTGCCGAACACGCAGGACGTATCTGCAGCCGTCGACCCGCTTGCCAAGGCGGTCACGCCAAAAGGCTTCATCGACTACCAGCCGAAGAACTTCGCCGAAAAAGTGATGCAGACGGGCGCCTCGTTCGCGCCGGCAGCCGCGCTCTCGCCGGGGTCTGCTACCGGGAACCTCGTCAAGTTCGCCGCCGCGCCGGCCGCTGCCAGCGAAGCCGCCGGTGCCGTCACCAAGGGCAGCAAGTTTGAGCCGTATGCCCGCGCGATGGCGGCCATTACCGGCGGTGGTCTCGCGGCATGGCTGGGCGGTCCGGGTGTCGCAGCGCAAGCCTTGAAGGCGCGTCTTCCTGCCGGCACGTCTGGTGCGGACATCGACGCTGCCGAGCAACTGATCACGTCGGCAGCCGGGCGTGGCGTCGGCCTGACATGGCCGGAAGCACTGGCGAAGGTCACCAACGGTCGCGTCGACGTCACCGACCTGCAGCGCTTCCTTGAAGGCTCGCAGGCCAGCCGACCGATCATGACCGACTTCATGGCGAACCGGCCGGAGATGATCAATCAGGCGGTCCAGAGTGAGTTCGGCAATCTCACGCAGGGCGCCACGCTGACCGACCCGGTGTCGGCCGGCTTGAAGGTGCAGAAGATTGCCGGCGGTGCGATTGATCGCGTGCGGCAGCAGATCAATGCGGTAACACGGCCTCTCTACACGGCTGCCGGCCCGCAGGTCATCCCGACGGCCCAGTTCAACCTGCTCAATCAGGAGCCTCTGTTCCGCAACACGCTGGCGCAGATCAGGAAGGACCCCGTCTATCAGACGATGATCGCCGGCTACCCGGACAATTCCGTTCAGGCGCTCGACGCGGTCAAGAAGTTCCTCGACGATGAAGCCTCCAAGGCTGGCCGTGCCGGCGCGAACTATGCAGCCGGGCGCTTCGGCAGCGTCGCCAGCGATGCGAAGTCGGCTGCGGTCGGCGTCTCGCCGGAATATCAGCAGGCACTGGCAAAGCAGGCAGACCTCCGGCAGCGGTTCCTCGCCCCAGCCGAAGCCGGCCCGCTCGGTAAGATGGCCGAGACCGACAACCTGCAGGCACAAGCTCGCGCACTTCTGCCGGCGGCTCCGTCGGAAGGCAGCCAGCGGGTGGTCACGCAGACCGTGCGCCGTCTCGCCGGCAAGGACCCGGATGCAGCCTTCCAGCTTATCCGCGACTACCTGTCGTCGACCTTCAGCGAAGCCTCGCAGGCAACCCGCACAGGACCTAACGCATGGGGTGGCGCCAACTGGGCCGGTCAGGTGCGCGGCAACCTCCAGCAGGCCGCCAACCTTGAAGCGGCGGTGCGCGCTCTCCCGGGCGGGAACATCCGCTGGGATGGCCTGAACGAGCTTCTGGACATCATGGAAGCCACCGGCAAGCGGCAGGCGATGGGCTCGCCCACGCAGGCCAACCAGGCGCTGTCCGAAAGCCTCAAGACGGGGACCCCGGTCGGTGCGGCGGCCACGCTGGCAGCCTCGCCCGGCAAGGTGCTGACCTACGGTAAGGACATGTACGAGGACTTCCGCCTCGGCAAGAACACTGAGCGCCTAGCCCAGATGATCACCGACCCGGCGGCTGCTCCGCTTCTCAAGCGACTTCTGAACGCCAAGACCGCCAGCGACCGGGAGAGTGCCGCCCGGCTTGCGCTCTACTACCTTGACCAGTCGGTCAATCGTGGGGCGTCTCCGCCTGCGGAGCGCCCCTAAGCCTTCGAAGAGCCAGTAGAAGGCCGACGACACCAGAACAGCGGCAACGAAGCCGATGAGCAGGTTGATGCCTGCCTGTTGGGGGGTGGCGACGCCGCCATCGTGCTGGTCGCGCGCCACTTCGAGTCCGTAAACGACGCCACCGAACGTGGCGATCTGCACTGCATAGAAGAAAGCCTGCCGCAAGGAATCCCTCCGGCCCCGTGCGCCGGAATATGAAGCCAACACCATCGACTGACAAGGGCTGGAGGGATCAACAGTTAAGCGGCGGTAGCTACGCGCTTGCCGCGCTTGTGCCACTGGCCGCGCCCTTCTGACGGGTCGGCAGAGGCGAGAGCATCGGAAATGCTCATCTTCCGACGCTCGACGTAGTACCGCAGCTTGTAAAGCTGGATACCGGTTTTGGCGGCCCAGTCAGTCAGGCCGAGCGACACGCCGTCGTGGGTGTAGAGCTTGTTGCGGCGCGTGTTCCTGATTTGTTCTGGAGGTGTCGCCCAGCGGCAGTTACCGGGCTCGTAGTTGCCGCTGTTGTCGATGCGGTCGATGGAGTGCTTGGGGCTTGGCCTCGGCCCCATGTCCGCAAAGAACGCATGTACGTCGTTCAGCCATCGGTCGCAGACCTTGATGCCGCGACCGCCGTAGTCCGCATACCGAGCGTCCTTGGGGTTCGTACAACGCCGGATCATGTGTGACCACGACCGATATTCCGGCATGTTCGTGATTGTCATGCCGTGCTTCGTCTGTCTTTCCGACAAAAGCTCGCGTCTGAGACAGCCGCAGCTCTGGACCTTTGCTTGCCGGAGGTGGGTGCCGACGTAGACGCCGGTATTCCCGCATTCACAAACGCAACTCCAGACAGACATGCCGTACTTGTTGCGGCCGGCGAAGGCTTCGACCTTCAGCCGCCCGAACTTATGCCCGATCAAGTCAAGAATGTGGTTAGCCACCAAAGCGCTCCGATGTAATCGCCGCGCAGTGGAGATAGTGACGCATGTCGACGAATTCAACACAGAAATCTTTGTTGCTGCCGGCGCAGGGTGATTTTCCCTCAACGTGGGGGGTCGAGGTCACGAGCGGCACGTTTACGCCGATCGACGCCTGCTTCGGCGCGCAAGTTGCTATCACGCTGTCCAGCAGTGACCATACGATTACCACGTCCGAGACGCAAGCGCCGATCCACAATCTGTCCGGCACTCTCTCCGGTGACGTGAATGTTGTATATCCCGCATCGGCCGGCGGCTTCTACATTGTCGAGAACGCCACGTCAGGTGCGCATACCGTCACCGCGAAATACAGCGGAGGCACGGGTGTCGTCGTCCCGCAGACCTCGCGGGCCTTCATCAAGTCCGACCCGAGCGAGACGGCGGTCAAGTTCGCCGCCATCCCCGACCTGCTGACGACGCGGGGCGATTTCGTCACCCGCTCGGCCACGACCTATTCGCGGCTGGCAGTCGGCACCGCCAACCAGGTGCTGATCACCAACGGCACCGATCCCTCGTGGGGGCAGGTGAGCCTGTCGGCGGGCGTGACGGGAACGCTGCCCATCGCCAACGGCGGCAGCGGGCAGACGACGGCGAGCGCGGCCTTCAATGCGCTGGCCCCGACGACCACGCAGGGCGACATCATCTACTACAACGGCGCGTCGACCAATACGCGGCTGGCAGCGGGCACGTCGGGCAAGTTCTTGCAGACCAAGGGCAGCAGTTCCAACCCGACGTGGACAAGCGCCATCGTCTCGGTGACGAAGCAAGTGTTCGTGGCTGGCGGCACCTACACGCCGACGACCGGGATGCTCTATTGCGTCATTGAGTGCGTGGGCGGTGGCGGAGGTGGCGGCGGCTCGGCCAACTCGTCTTCGGGCCAGTATGGCGCGGGTGGCGGTGGCGGCGGTGGAGGCTATTCAAGACTGGTCGCCAGCGCGGCCACGATCGGTTCCTCGCAGACGGTCACGATTGGCGCGGGTGGCACGGCGGGCACGTCGGGCAACCATGACGGTGGGGCCGGTGGCGACACGTCGGTGGGCACGCTCTGCATTGGCAAGGGCGGCTCGGCGGGCGGTGGGGCGGCAGCCAATTCCAGTGGATCGGGCGGAGCGGGCGGCGTTGCTGGTACGGGTGACTTCTCTGTCCCCGGCCAGGACGGCATGCCCGGCGGGTTGAACACGGGCGGCGCGGTAAACACGCTCAAGTTCCCGGTGTCTGGCAACGGCGGCAATTCGCTGCTTGGCTTTGGCGCTGTGCAGGGCGCGGCACAGTCGGCGGGTGGCGCCGGCAACAACTATGGCGGTGGCGGTGGCGGCGGTCGCTCGTCTGGTGCGGGCGGCGCTGTCACTGGCGGCGCTGGTGCCGGCGGCATCGTCATCATCACCGAGTATATCGGCGGAACCTGATCATGGCCTATGACGAATACGGCTACGACCCGTTCTATGGGCCTCCGCCGGAGACTCCGTTTAGCGCTCTCTCGGGGTTGCCGCAGATGGCGCAAAACCTCGGAGGCGTACTGCCTCGGGCATCTTATTTCACGATGCCTGACCCTGGCGCAGCGGGCGCATTCAGCGACGACGAGCCCGCCCAACAACCGCCAACGTGGCATCCCAATTTCCCGCATTCCTATGGCGGGCTTGGCATCGATACTCACACGCCGGCAGGAATGCCAGTGCAGGCGCCTGAACAGTCCCCGCCGGATCGGCTTGATCAGGAAAACGCGCACCCGATATTTCGCAGTGGCATCACAAACGCACTTTCCGCGTACAGCCCGTCGCCGACCGGCAATCTGCAGGGCTACACCCAGCAGGCCGACGCCAGTGGCCTTGTCTATGGCCACGACAACCACGGCAACCCGTTCAACCCGAACGTCAACGCCAAGCTCATGGACATCCTGCAGACGGCGGCTACGGCCTTCCCGCTGCATGTGGAGGCCACGTCTGGGTTGGCGCCGCGCTCGACCGGCACGCGCAACCATCCGACCGGCCGCGCCATCGACGTGCAGATTTACGACCAGAACGGCACCCCGATAGCCAACTACGCCGGCAATCCGTTTGGCGTGAAAAGCGAGGAGGCGGCCGCGGCCTATCCGATCTATGAGCAGTTCGCCCAGGTCGCCAAGCAGGTGCAGGAGCAGAAGTACCCTGAGCTATCGCAGCAGTTCCGGGCGGGGCTGTATTTCACGGGCGGCGTCAATCCCGGCGACCTGATGCATTTCGACGTGTCGGGCGGCATTCTCGCGCCCCCCATCCCGCCGCAGGTTTGGAAGAATGGGCTGGGCAATGGGCTGACCCGTGGTGTGGGGGCATTGCAGCAGCCTCTGGCGCAAGTGGCGCTCCAGACCATGCAGAGCGGCGCTCCCGCGCAAGCCGCCGCCGCACCGGCACAGGTCGCACAGGCGGCCCCGCAGGCCCCGGCGCAGCCGGCTCGATCGGGCGTGCCGTCCGAGGCGCAAGGCGTTTACTCGCTGCTGACGCAGGGGCGCCCCACCATTGGCGTCGCTCCGCTCTCGCCCGCTGTCGCTGCCGGCGCTGTCGGCAACATGATGCAGGAGGCTTACCCTAATGTTCGCCCCGATGCTCGCGGCGCTGCTGGCGAAATCGGTATCGGTCAGTGGATGCCCGACCGCTACGCCAACATGGTCCAGTGGACAAAGGCGAATGGTCTGGACCCCAACAGCCGCGAGGGGCAGGCGCTTTTCTACTCGCACGAACTGCAGTCGTCTCCCACGATGGGCGCTCTGGCGAATGCGCAGACACCCGCTGATGCCGCCAAGGTCATTGCGACTGGTTTCGAGCGCGCCGGCACGCCGCAATTGGGCAAGCGTGCGGCCTTTGCCAATGCGGTGGCAAGTGCGGCGCCAATCCCCGGCGTGCCGTCCTTCGGCCCCACGCCCGAGACCGGCTCCGGCCTCTGGACGACGCCGCAATCCGCTGCGCAAGCCCTCGCCAACTTCAACCCGCGCGACAAGGTAGTCACCGCCGACGCATCGGGGGCAATCCCGGCTGCCGCCATGCCGGCGGATACCGGCATCCCGCCGCATGATGCGCTGGCCTACAGCTACTCGCCGCAGACGCCGCTGGGCCGACCGGGGCTGTTTCAGTCTGCCGCTCCGCCCGCACAGCCGGCTCCCGTGCCCGACGACACGCCTGCACAGGTGGCGTCCGGTATTCCGGCTCCTCGCGAACGCCCGTCCTATGCCGGCAAGGGGCAGATCGGCGATTTCGTCAGCGCGATGGTGTCGGGTGATCCAACAGCGATCAAGGACACCGGTTCCAAGCTCAACAAGATGGCCGCCGCCTTTACTCTGCCGGGCATCTACAACGGCCTCGATAGCGGTCAGCGCGCGGCTGTCAACGCTGCCGTGGACGTGAACAGGGGCAACGTCATCTCCAGTGACTTGGCGACGGCGTTTGATGCGCAGGCGGCAATGGCTCCGCCCGCCAAGCCTCGCGCCTATTCCGACATGATGCTGCAGTCGTCCATGCCAGCCGCGCCGCAGCCGATACAGGTAGCCTCGGCCGCGCCTCCTTCCGACACCGGCATTGGCGGCGGAGACCTTTGGCATGGCGTCGCCCCGCCAATAGGCGTCAGTACGCCCGCTTCTTCGCCGTCAGCGTTCGGCGAGCCTCCCTCCATCTTCTACACTCCGCCCCAACCCAAGCCGGCAGACACTCCCATTGCCGCCTCCGCTCCGGTGCAAGGCCCGATCAAGATTGCAACGAACCGCAACGGCGACCCGCAGAACAAGCCGTCATGGCTGCAGCGGGCAATCTCCGGCCAGTTCCATCCGAGTTACCAGACGGACCTGACGGGCTTCACGTCACCGAACTTCGATCCGATCAGCGGCGGCAGCCTGTTCCCCTACCACTACGATCCGAGCACGGGGCAGGGCGTCTACGTCACCAGCACCGGCCAGTCCATGCCCTACGGCATCAGCCAGTTCGGCGCGGGCGACACCACCACCATTTAGGGCGAGCCATGCCAACCCCTGTCTCCGTAAACCCGGTCGACTACGGCGCCGCATTCGACGGCGTGACCGATGACACCGCCGCATGGGCGGCAACCGTCGCCGCTGCCGTCGCCAGCAATCTGTCCGTCAAGGCGCCGCCCGGTACGTCCCTCATCAGCGCCCCCATTGTCATCCCGCAGGGCATGGCGTTCGAGGGCTCCGGCTCGGGCTGCACCACGATTGCGGTGGCCGGCGGCAATACCGGCATCGACGTGCAGACCGCCGATCAGGTGCTCATCGCGCATCTGACGGTAAACTGCCTCAACGCCGGCCAGATCGGCATCAACGTCACTCCTGCCGCCACCAACCTCAAGTCGGAAATCGCCGACGTAGGCTTCCAGCATTGCGCCATCGCCGCCCGCATGGGCAACGCCGCCAACTGGACCCTGCACGACTGCAATTTCAGCGCTGCAGGGCTCTCCGGTGCGACCGGCATCTACGTCGCCAACCCGGTGACGCCCGACAGCGGCGACAGCACGATCTACGGCAACCTCATCAGCGGCAACGGCGCGACCGGCAGCGTCGGCATCAGTCAGGTGAGCAGCGGCGGCCTCCGCATCGAGAACAACAAGATCATCCACTGGACCTACGGCTACCTGATGCAGCTTGCTGCCGGGGTGGCGACGAGCGACCTGATTATCGTCGGCAACTCGATCGAGCACAGCATGACAGCGGCCGTGACGTTCAACAAGAACGCCGGGGCTACCTTCGGGAACGTCGTCATCGTCGGCAACCAGATCGGCACCAACACCCCGACCGGCATCTGGAATGCGGGCGGCGCCGGCTGGCTGCAAGGCGTCGGGATCGTGGCCAACCGGCTGAACAGCACCACCAACATCAGCATGGCCGGCGTGACCGGCCTTGTCACCGCGAACAACTTCTGAGGAGCACATGAACCGAGGCGCATTCTTCCTGTCCGTCCGATCGGCCCTGTTCGGCGGCAGTCTCAATCAGGGCCAAGTCGACGGTATGGGGGCCATCCTCGACGAGTGGGAGCGGCGCAAGCTCTCAGACCAGCGGTGGCTCGCCTACATGCTGGCGACCACCTATCACGAGACTGCCCGCACCATGCAGCCGATCGCCGAGTATGGCGGCAAATCAGCCCGCTATGCCCCGTACTACGGGCGCGGCTTCGTGCAGCTCACCTGGGAAGCCAACTACGCCAAGGCCGGCAAGATCGTCGGCGTCGATCTGGTCAAGTCGCCCGACCGCGCGATGGAATTGCCGATCGCCACGGTGGTTCTGTTCGACGGCATGATCGACGGCTGGTTCACCGGCAAGAAGCTCGGCGACTACATCAAGGGCATCCTCTGCGACTACGAGGGTGCGCGGAAGATCATCAACGGCACGGATAAGGCCGCGACCATCGCCGGCTATGCCAAGACGTTCCAGCGGGCGATCGAGGCGGCTGCCATAGCGCAGATACCCGCCGAGCCCGCCGCCGTCCTCCCGCCGAAGCCTCCCACCTTACCGCCTCGACAGCCGGACGATCCCGGCGTTCCCGAGGCTCCCCCCAAGGCCGCCACGAGCGGCCTTTTTCATGCCTCCCCGGTCATCGTGACCGGCGGGGCGGCAGCTGCAGCAACCTACCTGTCAGGAGCATCCATCATGTGGACCATCGTCATTGTCATCGCCGTCATCGTGGCGGCGTATCTGCTGATCAAGCACTTCGACAAGAAGCTCGGCGCCGAGATCGATAGCGCCATTCACCCGGCCAAGCCTGTCTCGAAACCCGTCGTGCCGCAGGCCGCGAATACCCCGCCGCCGGCTACTCCGATCGCCCCGGTTCCGACTGACGCGAACAAGACCTGAGAGAGTGCTTGGCGGCGTTCACTGGCTTTGACGGCCAGTAGAGCTTTGCTCTTGGCTGTCGCTTTCGCTCGGGCCGGACCCGTAGGACGGTACAGCCCCCTCCGGAGGGGACATCGGGGCAGGTCGGCTCCTGCCCCACCGAGTTAATCGCAAGCAGCTTTCGAACGCCACCTAATGCAACATGTAGCACCACGCACCCCTGAAAGGAAGTCCTTCGCATGGAAATCCTCGGCATCTTCATCGCCGTTGTCGGCGCCGGCTGTCTGCTGCTGGCCTTCGGCCCGGTCGGCCTCCGCACCTACATCAAGGGCGCCATCGTGACGGCAGTTCCCGTCATCGGCGAAATCCTGAACTACGTCGGCGCTCTGGACCTCTCCAAGTTCATCGACGCCAAGACCGCCTCGGCAGTCCTTGCCGGCGTGGGTGTGCTCATCATCATCTTCAACGACGTGAACAAGCGCCTCTACGGCGATAACCCGAAGGTGTGAGGATGCTTGCCCTCTTCGGCCTTCTCTCGCCCATCATAGGGCTGATCAAAGCCTTCTTCGGTATGCGGACGGCGCAGGCCCAGACCGCCGCCGACGTGGAGAACAACCGCGTCAACGCGCAGGCTGGCGTGCAGGAGGCCGAGGGGCACTCGCCCATCAACGCGATCGTGCGGGCGCTGTTCGCGGCGCCTGTCGCCATCTACTACGCCAAGCTGTTCCTGTGGGACAAGGTGCTCGGCTGGGGCAGCACGGACGCGCTGTCGTCCGACCTCACGCACGTCTCGTGGGTTGTCATAGGGTTCTACTTCCTGACCACGATCCGCAGTTAACTCCTGCAAGTCCTCCGCAATCGGCGGGGGCCACGGGACGGCAATCCCGTGAACTGCAAGCCGAGACTTGCACGCCGAAAGGCCGGCCGATCCTCCCGGCACCCCGCCACCGCGCACGCGGCAGGCAATCCTAGCGCGTTCGGCGTCGCGAGTCTCCCCAACCCATGTGAGAAAGGAGACGGCTATGGTTTCCGCTGAGCGCGAGCTAGGCGAGTTCGGGGCACGGCTTGACGCCATGGAAGCCCGGCAGAACTCCATGGATGAAACAATCAAATCCATCGATCAGAAACTGACCATCGTCCGTGACACCATGTTGCGGGCGGAGGGTAGCTGGAAGGCGCTGGTCGGCATCGCGATGGCTTCGGCCGCCGTGGGCGCTGGCCTTGCGAAGATCGCCGACTGGATCGGGATATTCACCTGGCACCACTAGGTGCTGGCGGACTGGGCGCCGACTTGAAAGCCCGTCCGCTGTTCAGCGGTGTCCGCCAGCGGGGCTACGCTAACCCGCCCGCAAACCCCTTTCAACATCCTCCCGAAAATAAATCCGTGTAACCGCTTGACACGTCATTGCGGCGCAGGATTCCGCGCGTCATGGTGTCGGCATAGGTAAGGAGAAACCCATGCCCGACCGCTTTGCTCCCGATGGCGCCATTTGGGTTTGCAGTGCCTGCGGCAAGACCGCGAAAGACCTTTATGGTGATGAAGGCCCGCACTCGCGTGGGTGGGATGAGTCCTGCGCAATGAACGCGGTCCTCTGTAAGGAGGGTTCGCTTGTTCTTGATCAGGGGCGAGTTGTCCACGCCGACGCCTACGAGGCCACCCCATGACCGCACGCAAGTCGGCACTCCTGCTGCTGCTTAACCTGGCGCTGCTCGGCGTCTTCGCGGCGGCGTCCTATTACGGATACCTGACGTTCCTGTGGGTGACAGACGCGTCGAAACTGTCGTTCGTCATCCTCGCCGTCTACTTCGTGGCCGCCGGCTTCCTCAGCTTCGGCAAGCACAGCGAGGCGGTCGTGCAGGAGATAGCCGACCTGCTGCCGGGCGTGGCGCTGATCGGCACGGTTGCGGGTATCATCCTTGTCCTGTCGGCCCTTGCGCACGTCAGCGTCAGCGGCGGCTCTGACTTCAAGCAGTTGATCGGCCCCATCCTGATCGGGGCTGGCACGAGCTTCCAACCGACTCTGCTCGGGGTATCGGCTGCCGTCCTGCTGCGGTTTCAGTTGATGTTTGCGGGAGGCCGGGCGGCCTGATGCGTCGCTTCGCCATTCCCTTCCTCGACGTAATGACGCTGCTGGTCCTCGTCCTGCTGCTGCTCATCTTCGCGGCTCTTATGAAGATCAGCGACGAAGCGTCGAAAGCCAACATCGAGTCCGCGTCCCGCTACATCGTGACCATGACGTGGGACGACGGAAGCGTCAGCGACATAGACCTGTGGGTCAGAATGCCGACCGGCTCTGTCGTGTTCTTCCGCAGGCGGCAGGCCGACTTTGTCAGCCTTGATCGTGACGACCTCGGGATCAGTTCCGACACCGTGATCGACGACGCCGGCAATACGGTGCTTGTCGCACATCGTGAGGAAGTCGATTTCATTCGCCAGACCCTTCCCGGCACCTATACCGTCAATGTTCAGGCATACCACCTTGTCGGCTTGCCTGTGCATGTGCGGGTGATCTTGACGGCGGTGTCCGAACATGCGCGCACCGTCACGAGCCGAGAGCTAACGCTTACCGACAATCGCGAGGAGCGCACAGCCTTCAGGTTCGATGTCGACGCCAGCGGCGACGTGGTTTCGACGGACACCACGGAAGACTTGTTCGCCAACGAAATGCTGGGGGCGACACCGTGATTGAGCCGGTCCTGCTCTGCACTGCCGTTGCCGCCGTTGCATCGGTATTCGCCGACGTGCGAGCGGCTATCATCATATGGGCGCTCTGCGCCCTTACCGCCGGCCTCATCATGCAGCATGCCGCCGGCACTCCCGCCATGCCCGATGGGCGTCTGGCCGCAGAGCAATGGCGACTGCTGGCCGTGGCTCCGGTAGCCGACAGCCGCTTCATCCTGACGGTGCGCTATTCCGAGGGCGACATCCGCAGTTACGATCTGAACATCACCGACCCCGGCCAGCGGGATGAGTTCCTGAAGGCGCAGCAAGCCCTGAAGAAGGGGCACGCGATGCGCGGGCAGGCCAAGCATGGCCGTGCGGGTCTGCTCCACGACGACGACATGGGCTTTTCCTTCGGGGATGTCCCCGACCAAGCACCGAAAGGACCGCCGCAATGACACGCGCACTAGCCCTTCTGCTGATGCTCTCTGGCGCGGACTACGCGGTCGCTGCGGGCGACAACTGCGGCCCCTCGGAGTCGGTGCTGAAGAACCTGCGGGAGCAGTATTCCGAGGTTCCGGCCTTCGGGGCTGCGGTCGACGGCGGGCAGACGGTGGTCATCACCGTATCGCCCACGGGCTCGTGGACGCTGCTGGTTCCGCATGAGGGCACACTGTGTCTGGCGCTGACCGGAGAGCACTGGCAGGCCGCGCCACCGGCAACTCCCAAGCCTGTCCCGAACAGCCTCCCGGCCGCGCCGGCATTGCTCGGGCACCACATGCTGCTGATCAAAGGGTGAGCGGGATGACGCCGGCAATCGTGGTTGCTTGGGCTGGCGCGACGGTTCTGTGCTGCTTTGCGGCGGTGGCGGTTGTCGCTGCATATGCCGTCATCCGATACCTCGTTCAAAAGCACATCGGGCTATAGCCATGCCCCCGCTCAAGCCCGGCTTCTACGCCTACATGTCCCCGAACGCTTCCGACCCGGTTGCTCTGGACAGGATCGGCCCGTTCGAATCCCGCCAAGCCGTCATCGACTGGGGCAGGGAGCACAAAGTCACCTACCGCCCCAACGCCGAGGCTTACGAGCGTGCTGTCCTCGCATGGTCCGAGATGACGGACGGCGAGAGCGACGGCCCCTGGTTCACGGCAATCCATAAGATTTAGATGGACCTGAGCAAAAATCGCGGTGATAGCACAAGGGTAGTGCATCCGTTGTTCCAAACGGCCGAAGGCGGTTCGACTCCGACCTCACCGCTCCAGCTTCGCGTCGGCAAGATTTCCGTCGATCTGGCAATCAGGCTTAATGCCGCGTGGCACTCTCGCCTGCCTGTCGTCGACAAAAGCAATATCGTCAGAATGCGGCGGAAAGAGTGTTTCGGGGCAGAATACGGCAATCAGTGGTTTGCGTGCGCAATATGGACAAGCCCGGTTTCCCCGACTTACACCAAGCACCCGTACCTTGAATTGCGGCGACTTGCCATCGCGGGGGATGCACCCAAGAACACCGCATCCAGAATGTTGGCGGTGATGTGCAGGCTGCTGAAGCGCGACTATCCGACCGTAGAAAAGTTTATCAGCTACCAAGACACCGAGGTCCATAAGGGCATCATCTATGCCGCTGCGGGCTGGCGGGCGGTCGGCTATACCAAGGGCGGTGTCAACACATGGGACCGAGTTGGCCGCCCTCGCAAGAATGATCAGGCACCATCTGACAAGGTGCGGTGGGAATTGGACACATGATGCAACGCGACACCTTCAACCGCGAAGGCTCTGAACGCCTGCGCGTCAAGATACGCACATACTGGGCAAAGCGGTACATGCCGGTTGACGTGCGGCTGGAGCCTCTGGAGGCCATTCGCACGATGGACGCGAGCGGCAAGGAGAGCACTATCAAGGGCTGGGTGATCCGGTCGAACATGGTCAACGGCCTCCCGCCGAAGGTCTGACGGGCGCATATGCCAACCCCGCCGCTTTCCGAGGAATCGATGCGGGAGGCGGTAGCCGCCTTCCGTGAACACGGCCGTCTGTACCTTGCGGCCAAGGCGCTGGGGCTCAATCCAACCACCTACCGATCCCGCCTGAAGGTGGCAGCTGAACGCGGTCTGATGCTCGATACACCCCCAGCCATGCCGGGCTATGTCGTGTCGAAGGTGTCGACCACCCCGGATGGCGGGCAGTTCATCACGCAGCGCCCCGAGCCCGGCGACGTGTTCGAGATGCCGCCGACGCATCGGCTAGGCAAGATCACCGTCAACCGTGACGCGGACGGGCGCGTCATTCAGGACTGGGTGCGCGCCGAGGTCGACCAGGAGCAGCGTGACGCGGCCATGCGGGCCGTGGTCGACGCGCTCAAGGAGGAAATCCCCCGCACCAGCCCTGAGCCGATAGCGCCGCCCGGCAATGACGACCTGCTCAACCAGTTCACCGTCACGGACCTGCATTTCGGGATGCTGAGTTGGCGGGAGGAAACGGGCAGCGACTACGACCTGAAGATTGCCGAGCAACTCCTCTTGGACTGGTTTGCTGCCGCGATCGAGATGGCCCCGAAAGCCTCTCGGGCAGTGCTGGCGCAACTGGGCGACCTCCTTCACCACGACTCCCACGTCAGCGTCACGCCGACGAACGCCAACGTTCTGGACGCAGACTCCCGCCTGCAGAAGATCATCCGGGTGGTCATCCGCACGATGCGGCGGATTATCGCCATGCTGCTCGGGAAGCACGAGCACGTCCATGTGGTCATGTGTGATGCGAACCACGACCCTGCCAGCGGGGCGTGGCTGCGGGAGATGTTCGCGGCCTTCTACGATCAGGAGCCCCGCCTGACGGTCGATAGCAGCGCCAGCACCTACTATGTGCTGGAGCACGGCGAGACCTCCCTGTTTTACCACCACGGCCACAAGCGCAAGATCAACAGCGTCGACAGCGTGTTTGCGGGGCAGTTCCGTTCCGTCTACGGACGCACCCGGTACAGCTACGCCCACATCGGGCACCTGCACACGGATGAACTGAAATCCACGAACCTGATGAAGATCGAGCGGCACGAGACGCTGGCGGCGCGGGATGCCTATGCGGCGAATGGCGGCTGGCTGGCGGGGCGGAGCGCCAAGGTCATCACCTACTCCAAGCGGTTTGGCGAGGTCGGGCGGATTGTGCTGTCGCCCGAGATGGTCGCCGGCCGTCTATCGGCTGAACAGCATAACCCCTGACTATGCGGTGTGTCGCATGATCCGCTTTCGCAAGGTGCAGCCTGAGAAGCCCGCCAAGGCCGAGAAGCCACCGGAGAAGGTCGCCGCCGTCAAGAAGCGCCACTATGCCAAGCGCAAGGAGGGCCGCCCCATGGCTGGACTGAAGTCGTAACAATGACCCCCGCTGACAAGGCCCGCGATTCCTACCTCTCTTGGTCTATCGCCATCGCCTGCCTGAGAGAGATGGGCGTCAGGCGAGGAGACTACCCTCCGGTAGACGATAGAGAGAGACGGTGGGCGGCGGAGGGGCCGAGAGAGGCGGGGGAGCTGGAGAGCCTGAAGGAGAAGACATGAGCAGGCAGATTATCGGGTTCTGCGGCAGGATGGGCGCGGGGAAAAGCACCGCCTCCCGCCATCTGGTGCGTGTTCACGACTTCCAGCCGATCCGGTTTGCGGGGCCGCTGAAAGACATGCTGCTCGCCCTCGGCCTAACGCGGCGTCAGGTTGATGGCCCCGACAAGGAAGCGCCGAGCGACCTTCTTTGCGGGCGCACGCCGCGCCACGCAATGCAGACGCTTGGTCTGGAGTGGGGCAGGAACCTGATCGCGCCCGACTTGTGGGAGAGGCTGTGGGCGCATCGTGTCCGCGCCTGCAGCGGGAATGTTGTCGCTGACGATGTCAGGTTCGCAAACGAAATAGATGCAATCCACGCGCTCGGTGGCGTGGTCATCAAAGTGGAGCGTTCCGGCCTGGCGCCATCCGCGCACCCATCGGAGACGGTGCCTCTGGAGGCGGATTACACGGTCAGAAACGACGCATCGCCGGACGATCTGGCCGACCAGATAGACTGGATTCTGTATCGCCTGAAGGCCACCCCCGAGCCTGAAACGGCTCCGGCAGATATTGCCGGCTAGATCGCCCACGCTCTCGCTATGGGCGGGGAGGGCGAGACGGGGCCGGCTGATAGTTAGCCAGAAACGCGCTCTTCGGGAACAGCATCACGCCGCCGTCGTCCGCGACGCACATGATAGTGTGCTCGTAGCCGTCCCACCGCATGCCGGCAACGTGGACGTACTCTCCATCTGGGCCGCTCCAGTCGGTCCCGACGTAGACCTTGTCCTCCCCCATCTCACGCCCCCTCTGGCGGGGTGAGGGCGGCGCGGGCGCGGCGGAGGTCATCGGTGCCGACGCCGATTGCCACCTCGTCGTCCTTACCGGTTGCCTCCCACTGCTTCACCCACTCGCCGGTCCACTCCTCCGCGAACGGCTTCAGCGCCTCTCGCAGCCGGGCGACCTCGGCCTCCAAGTCGCTTCGGTCGGCTGTGATTATCATGGGCGGCGTTTGGAATGCGGCCACTCCCTTTGCGATCGTGGAACGAAGAACGGCGTTCTCGCTTCGAAGATGGGCGTTCTCGGCCTCTAGGGCGGCGATGCGGGATCGCTCCTGCGCACAAGGCTCGAACGGCCATGCGCGCAAAACATCGTTGCTGGCGTCTAGGCTGCTCATCTCATGTCTCCTCGCGTGTAAGAGCGGTGCGGACTGCGGCTTCTTCGGCGCTGAACCCGCCCCTGTCCTCGTCTCGATAGCCGAGATGGTCGGCGATCGCCCCCTCTATCACGCCATCCGTCATCACCCTCTGGGCGATGTGGAGAGCGGCGAGGCTGACCCGAAGCGTGCTTGATGTGATGCAGCCCGCTTCAAGCACCTTGATGGCGTCGGCAACGGCAGCCGCCGTGAACTGCGTATCGGTGGTCATGGGGTGAGTCCTTGCTTGTCGGAGCGGGGCTGCTCATTCAGCGCCGAGGCGAACGCCGTGACGATCGCCTGCTCCCACGCCCAGCGTATCTCTGCCTGAATGTCCACGTCGGTGTCATCCCACTCGTCGCTGAGTCCAGCCCGGTCGCGAAGATCGTCAATGATCGCTTCCACGGCTGAGGCGGCTACTTTCCGTAGTACGTCTGGCATCTTTGTCTCCTCGGTCATGAACGCCCACAGGACGCCCACAGATTGACGTGAACATCTACGGAACAAACAGTCCTTTTCCGTGGCGGACTGTCTAGGTTTTCTGCGCCTTTCGGGCAAACCGCCCGCGCTTCGAACGCGAAGGTCGGGAGTTCGATCCTCTCCGGGCGCACCAATCGGATCAAGGACTTAGCCCTCGGTTTTGTCGCTGGCGTCGGTTACGCCCACAGAAACGCCCACAGATTGCTCAAGGGCGGCGCGGATGCGGCGGATGTCCCGTTCCTGATGCGCAAAGCTGTAGAGCGCCCAATTGTCATCCGTGAGCGGCATCATCGCTGCTCTCAGTCGGGCGACCTCGGCCTCCAACTCAGCGATGCGGGCACGCTGCGCGCCGATTTCCGCCGACATGATGTTCGATGGCCCCATCAGCGTCACCAAGACTTCGCGGTCGTTCATCTCGCTCTCCTGTCCATCGCCGCCACCGCCGCCCGCATGTAGTCGGGATGATGGTGGCCGTACACTCTCCTCAAGGTCTCCTCGGACATCCCGAGGAAGCCCGCTGCCTCCCAGATCGGCGTGCCCGCCTGCATGAGCCAGGTTGCCGCCGTGTGCCGCAGGGTGTGCGGGGATGCGTGCTCAATGCCGGCCGCCTCGACCGCGCTGGCGAATCCCGTCTTGACCGACACGACCGCCCTGCCCCGCCACTCGACGAAGTGCTCCCGCGCTATGCCAAGCCGTTGCCAGCGCCGCAGATGGGCGAGGAGCCTCCGAGGTAGCGGAACCGGCGGCTGCGCCTTGCGCGTCGCCCGCCTGCCCTCTGCGAGCCGATAGAAGATGCCTCGATCGAGGTCCACCCACGACCGGCCTTCTGCCCGCGTGGGCGATGCCGTTGCAATCGCGCCCGCCCGCGTGCCGGTGTAGAGTCCGATCAGGATAAAGCGCGCCAGATGCCGCTGCGACGGATTTCGCCAGCACGCCCAGATCAGACGGGCCGCCTCCGCTCGTGTCAGCCACCGCTCCCTCGCGCTGCCCTTCGGCGGCAGCCACACATTGACCATGCCTCGATGGTAGCCTTCCCGCGCATGGTGGTTGATGGCGGCGCGCAGCACTTCCAGATCGCGACGCGCTCCACCGGGGCCGCCCGGCCTCTGGTTCGGCTTGCGCTCGGCCGCCCGCTCGGCGACGTAGGCGCGGCAGAGCTCGCCGTCGATCTCGGCCAGCACCTTCTTGCCGAAGAACTCGTTGAGGCGGAGCATGCGGCTGACGAAGTTCTTCGGGTCGGTGGTCCGTTCCCCGAAGTCGGCGTCGTAGATGGCGAGCACGTCTGTCACCGGGATGCGCTCTATGTCCCGCTCTTTGCGAGCCGGGCTGTATTGTCGGGTGATGTAGTCCGCGAGGAGCGTGCGCGCGCGAGCAATCTCGCCCTCAGCGCATCCTGTGGAGACAGAGCGAGCCCCGTCTCGGATGATCCAGGTAGCAGGCCGCGCCCATCCGTCTCTGTGGACGCGGGCCTTGCGGAGCCAGAGGCGGGGGCCTTTTTCCGTTCGCACAGCCTGCGCATCTCCTGAATTGCGGCAGGGGTGACGAAATCCCGGCGGCCGATCCGCTCGATGACGAGCCTCCCCCTCGCGTGCTCGGCCCTCAGCGTAGCCGGCTTGACGAGGCCGCGAAACAGGGTCTCGCATGCCTCGCGCAGCGTCAGGAGGGTGTCGTCAGTCATCGTGGGGATCGTTCTGCCGGCGAACGATCATCCCCGCCTTCGTCTTCTTGACTGAGTAGGTGATGCCCTGCCGCACAACGCCCCAGACGCGCCCGTCTGGAGCGTCGGCCCAGTCGGGATGGATCGACGTTTGGCACGCGGCAATCAATGCGGCGGCTCCGTCTTTGACCAGATCGGGGATGTCCAGAATGAGGCGCATTTCACTCGTCTTCCTCAACGACACCGAAATTCACCCCGCGCCACTCGCACCAGGCACCGCAGGCGATGATGCCGACGATGAGGCCGGCGAGAAATGCCAGAGCGGTCTGCATCAGGCGGGCTCCTGCTTGCGCTTTTTGCAGTCCTGAACCACCATCGCCTGCAAAGCCTCTACCTGGGTTCGAAAATACCCGAGGTCGGGGTATCGTCTGATAGACCACGCGTCTCTGTGCATGTACGGACACATGCGGTCGTCACAGTCCGCGTAGCACTCGGCGGGTTCGCAGATTAATTCACTTCTGGCGGGCATGATGTCACTCCTTGCGCTCGATCAGGGCGGAGAGCAGGGCGGCGAGGATGGCAAGCGGGGCAGTAGGGGCTACTTCCTCCGGGCACTCCGCGTCTTCTGGCTCTACCCAAAGGATGGTGCCGTGCCACGACCTATCCGGTTGCTGGACAAAACCGGGCCGTGCTGTCCCCGGCAGCATCCGCTCGGCCAGCGCCAGAGCGGCGTCGATGGAACCCGAAGCCATTGGAGAGCGCCCGCGCACGGCGATGCGGCCAAGCCCATCTGGGAGACGATCAGGTGCTTTTTGCGGCTTGCCGAGTGTTGCTCGCCAGTAGGTGCGCTCTGCGCTGTCCCGGGCAAGCGCCCACCACAGGTCCGCGTCCAACTCCCGATCCGGCCCCGTCGCCGCGCGCACACGGTCCAGCAGTGCGGTCAGGTCACTCACAGCCCATCTCCCTCTGTGAACTCGACACGGACGCAGGCGATGCGGAGGTCTCCGGCATCTAAGTCTGCGGCGGCCTCCGATCGGTAAGCTCCATCAAAGACCACATCGCTGCCATCGCCCACGGGATAGACATTCGTCCACACCACATGCCGCTTTGGCTCTGCCTTGCTCATGTCCGTGCTCTCCTCAAGCAATCCCAACGCACCACCTTGGCAATCGGCGTGTCCGATATGCTGAGACGCACCCCGCGTCCCCACACGACATCGACGGTCACTCCCAGCGGGGCCATGATGCGGCGCAACCGGCTGTAGACGGCCTCCAGCACCTTCTTTGCGCACTCCGGCTCGTTCCTGCCGTAAACCTGGGTTATCATCCGCTCGTAAGTGACCATGCCGGGGTATGCGCTGTAGAGCAGGTACAGAACCTCGGCTTCCTGCCAGCGCATCTTGAGCAAATGCCCCCAGCGGCTCGCCGCATTCCCGTCCAGCGACACCAGCAGCCCGTCCGTGGATACGGGCTGGCCGCAGCAGGGGCACGTGCCACTCATTGCTGGTGCAGGTGTTTGCGCGCTTCCCAATCGGCGCGGATCGACGGCATGGCTTTGATGACCCTGTCGAGCATGGCGATATACCGGCTCCGATCCCTGTGGGCTTCCTTGCGCGCGGCCTTTGACAGCCTCCGCCACCGCTTGCGATCAGCCACCGATGATCTCCTTCACGCGGGCGTCGCATTCGGCGGGCGATGAGATGCCCAAAACGCGATCTAGGTGGCAGATGTAGACATCATACCAATCGCCAGGGGGCTTATATCTGGTTTGAGTGGAGCTGCGTTCCTTGGCAAAGAACTTTTCATCTGCGGCGGCAAGCTCCCATCGCGTTCGCGCCTGGTCTAGCGCCGAGTGATACCGCTCCAGAAGTGCCCTGCGTTCAGCCGGCGTCATGGGACAGCTTCTTGATCAGTTCGCGCATCTGCGAGACGAGGTTGGCGCGGTAGACATAGTCCGGGGCGGCAGTGTTCTCCTTCTCCCGCACGTATTTCCGGACCACGTCGCGGAGCCTCCAAAGGAGGTCGACGGGGCGTTCAGATGTCGTCATGTGGCTGTCTCCGTAATGGGCACTCCCTCCTCGTCGAACCGTGTCCCCGGAGGGGGAGGGGCGGGGGAGGCTGACTGCTCGGTGACGGTGACGAGGGAAAAGCGGTGTCCGGCCTCCTTCGTTCTGGCGATGAGGCTGTCAGCGATTGCCGGCCAGCGGAAATACTGGCGCCACGCATCTGTTTCGTCTGGCTCCAGCACTATACATTTCAGCCTCCCATCCGGCCCGAAGATTGCCCCGCAAGTGTGCGTGGTCATAGCCGCATCTCCGCTCGCTTGGTCGCGTCCGCGCTCATCCATTCCGAGAACAGCATCCTGCGATACTCCATCTCGACCTTCGCCTTGTTCGCGGCGGTCCTCGCCGACACCATCTTCCTGATGTAGTCGTGCCACTGGTCAGAGGCTTTGACCTCTCGCTCGGAGTGAGCTGCGGGGATGTCCCCGTAGCTCTTCATGTGCTGGGACAGGATAGCGGTCTTTGCCTCTTCCAGCATGCGGGCGGCGCTGTCCTTCTCGACCCAGTCGAGGGCCGCCAAGCGGTACTGCTCGCTCGGCGGCTGGTTGTGGTTCACGGGCGCGGTCATCGCCACTCAGGTGCGAACGGGATGTCGTCTTCGGGGAACGAACCGCCGCCGGCAAACTGTGATGCGTGCGGGGCGGCCCGGGCCGGGATCGGGTCCGAGGCCATCGGGGGCGCTTCCTCCCAGCCGATGTCGGTGTCTGACGGGGCGGCGTCGAACGCCGGCACCTTCGCCCGGTCGATCCAGCCCTTGAGGACAAAGATCGGCTCGTAGTTGGTGCCATAGGCGCCCTGGATGGGCTTCACGCCTTGACAGGCATAGAACGGCACCTTCCCCGGATGCGCGGTGGCGCCCTTCTCGTACTCGGCGTACATGCCGATGATGGCCGTGATGACGTTGGTGGCCGTACTGCCGAACTCACGCAGCCCGATGATGCCGATACCGGGGAGCGGATCGTTGCCATACACCATGACCTCGAAGCCGCGCTTGAACTTGCGCGGACCAGCGGGACGGGGAGCCTGCTGGGTCTGCGAGGGGTCCCACACCTTCTCGGGGCCGGCGCCTTCCTGGTAGAAAATCCAGCCGGTCTTGATGCGCGCCATGTCGAAGGCAAGGCGGGGACGGTCGATCTCGATGTCCTCGGACGAGCCCTGCGGTCGGATGTAGAAGCGGCCGGCCTTGGCGTTGTACTTGAGGTATGGGGTGATGTCGCCGTCGTTGACGGAAAGGTTCAGTGGCATTTGCGTTGTCCTTTAGCGAGTGCGTACAGTGAGCGTTGCGCCCCCGTTACTCATGTGAGCGCCGGGTAGGGGGCCTTTCCCCAGCGCCTCCTTGATGGCCGTCTTGTCCGGCTCGCGCTTGATGCGGAACATGCTGTCGGGCAATGCAGCCTCGTCGGTGATTTCGACCTTCTGCTGTGTCGCGCGGATCGATGCGGTGAAGTCCGGCTGCTCGATCTTGCGCAGGTCGCACGCTTCCATCAGGTTCAGGGCGGCCTGCTTGCGACGGGCGGCGCGGGCAGACAGCCGGTTCTGCCGCATGCACATCTCGTCGATCATCTTCTCGACCGCCTCGGCCATTGCCGTGTCCTCGCGGGCGTCACGGATCAGGCCGGCAATCACGTCCTCGGCGTTGGTAATGCCGGCGAGGGTGTCCTGCAGGGCGAGTTCGTCCTCGGCCAGTTCGGGGAATGCCTGGAGCAACTTCTCCCGCTCTGCGAGGTATCGCGCTGCGAATGCGGCGGGAAGCATGTGGGTCATGGGGCGGCCGTATAGTTGACGAGGTCCCATGGGTGTCCTTCGTCGCCGTCGCGGTCATACAGTCTGCCGTCAGCCCCCCAGACATCGCTGTTGACATCTCCGGTGGGCAGGTCGACAAACCAGCCATACAGAAGGCCGTCCGGCCCCCAAATTACCCGTGCATCGCCCCCCTCTCGGGTGCGGTAGGGCTTCCCCAAACTAAAGCCGCCCATCAGTTCACGCTCCCCACCAGCACATCGGCCAGAGCCAGCGCCTGCCGTGCCTTCAGCCGCTTGGCGCGGGCGAGATACCAGCGGGCGTCCTCGCGCAGCCGCTTGGCCTCTGCCAGACACGATGCCCGCATGTGCGGGTACATGTCGGCCTGAGAGAGATACCCGACCGACAGGCGGGAGAGGGTATGCGCCAGGTGCGCGTTGGCGTGGATTTCAGCGTGGGTCATGCGACTTTCCCCTCGATCCACTTGCAGAACCACGCCCACAACTGGTCGACCATCCACTGGGCCGGGGCATTGACCGTCATAATCATCCACTTGTGGCCGTCGTAGTGGAACGTGGCGGGATTCCCGTTGTGGATGTTCCACGCGACGTAGTTGATCGGGTCGAACATCCATTGTCCGACGTGGATTGCGCATGCATTCTGTCTCATGGTGTCCTCCTCTCGGTGGTTCCATCGATCTTGCGGCGCCACTTGGACGCCTTGCTGCCGGGCATGGGGCGGGCGGATCGCCTTACCCCGATGTGCTTGGCGCGCTTGCGGGCGATGATTGCCTTCTCCGCCACGTCGGCGCGGGTCTTGATCTTGGCGCAGCCAACGCAGGTCACGCCCAGGTTTGACTCGCGGTTCTGGCCCTCATTGATCAGCGCCTTGCGGTGCTCAAGTATCCAGTCCCTGCGGCGGGTGAGCTTGGTGCCGCAGATGTCGCATCGGCCGTCACAGCGGAGGAATACGCGGGCCTCAACGCGGGGCGGCGGGCGCGTATCGTCCGTTTCTCCGATCCACTCGGCGACGGCGCGGGGCATCAGATGTTCGCTCCCCAAAGGGCTTCCCGGCCTGCATCCGAAAGCTCGACATAGGTCCACGGGTACTCCCCCCATGTGCGCGCAATCCAGTCCGACGCCAGAATCGCGGTCACGGTCGGCGCCAAATGCCTGTCGACCTCGAAGGCCGAAAACCGACCAGCCTTTTCGAGCGCGGCCAGAATGGCGAGCCTGTCCCGCCGTGACTTTACGGGCAGGTCATCAAGCGCAGAGAAGCTGTCGACGAAAACCACGCCCGGCATCACAGCACCCTCGCCAGCCGGTGCGCCTCGACGGAGCGCAGCACGATGGATGCTGCGACCTCGATCTCGCGCAGCGTTGCTTCGGACGGCTGGGCGCCCGACGAGGACGCGAACGCGATCGCCACGGATGCGCCGTGCAGCGTGGCGGCGGCGGTGTCGACGTCTCCGGCCAGTCCGATCAGGTCGGGAGATGCGACGAGAGAGCCGGCGAGGCGGGCGTGCAGGAGGGCGCTCATGTGCGGCCCTCCGCTTTGGCGATGGCGGCGGAAACACGCTCGTCGATCTCGGTCGGCTTCGTGGGGAAGCCGAACATCCGTTCAACTTGCTCGCGGAGCGCTACCAGCGCCTCATACAGATCGGGCGCGGCGGCGATCAGGCGGGCGTTGGCATCGGCCGTTTCGCCTTGGAAGTGAATGGGCTTTGACGTGCCACCGTTGACAACCGCCGCATCGCGCAGGTTTGACATCGTGTAACAATCGCAGATGTCGCCACCCCATGTGCCGATCACGTAAGGCCCATGCGCCTCAGTCGACGCCACGTATTCCCACGGCCCCGGCGTGAACTTGGTCTCGCTCATTTCGCGGCCCTCCGTGCCTCGGCCTGCGCCGTCAGCAGTTTGATGTATTCCGCCAGATGCACGGCCATGCCGCCGTCATCGAGCGAGGCCCTGCCGGTGACGAGCAGGTGCGCGTCCATCGCCAGCGGGAGGCGGGGATCGAGGCGCAGCAGGGCGGCGTGGGCCTCGGCCTGCGGGGAGCCGCGATGCATCGCGGGATCGTCGGCCATGAGCTTCGCCGCGCGGGTGTAGCCGTCGTCGATCATCGACAGCATGTCGCGGGCGTAGTCGGGCAGGTCGTCGGGGATTTCGAGCGGGGGAATGGCGTCGAGATCGTCGAGCGTGACGGGCTGGACGGGCTCTTCGATCTCGCCGTTGCCGTTGCAGACGTGGCACGGGGCGTAGTCTTCCATCGGGGCACCGGTCATGCGGTCCCAGTCGATGACGCGGGTCAGGACGCCCTCGCCCTCGCATGCGGGACAGGGGTTGAAGCAGGTCTGCTCCTGCCAGCCGGGTCGCGGGAGAGTGGGATCGGTGCGGGTGATGGCGTTCATGGCCGATCCCCCTCTTTGACGTAGCTGTTCATCGCAGCGCAGATCATCAAGGCGATGTACTTGCCACGCCCGTCCTTGCCCTTGGGCAGATTGCAGACGCGCCCGCTACTCGTGGTCTTGCCATCATTTCGGCTGTCCACGATCGCCAACTTGCCGGACCAGTTTTCAACAACCCGCCACGGCAGATACAGCTTGTGTGGGCTTGGGGTGGTCATCGGAACCTCCATCCGGCGTCGTGCCGGTATGCCCGTAATGTGGAGGAAATCCACATGAAAGGCAAGCGGAAAGTTCAGGAGATGAACGTTTTTCTGCTAGGAGCCTGTTTTCAGTAGGGTTTCCACGACGGCCCGTATCTGGGCGCGGGTGCTCTCGGGTGCTCGCTGCATGGCGTCCATGAGCGACCACGGCGCGTCGGCATTGAGCGGGTTGCGGATCAGGAGGTCCGCCTCGGAACACTGGTAGGCGTAGGCCGCCGCTTGCAGAAGCCCCTGTGAATACGGGCTTTTCATGTTCTCGATCTTGGAGAGCTGCGTCCGCGAGATGCCGATCCGCTCGGCCGCCACTTCCTGGTCAAGCTGGCGGAACTCGCGCCATTCCTTCCAGTAGTGGCGTCTCAGGACGGGCTTGGGACGGGCTCGGGACGGCATGGCTCACATATGACCGGCCCCGAAAACGAGTCCATAGCATCTCCTGAACATGGGTGCTTGACATCCACGTTCATCTGGTCCACATTGCCCGCATGACCAGCCTTGCCGCCTACATGAAGAAAGCCGGCCTGACCGACGAGGCGCTTGCGCACCAGGTCGGCCGGGACCGCAGCACGATCACGAAGCTCCGGCTTGGGCAGACGCGCCCATCGCTCGATCTGGCGATCAAGATTGCCGAGATCACGGACAGCGAAGTTCCGCCGACCGCCTACACGACGCAGAGCAAGGCGAAGGGCCGCGCCTAATGCTTCAGGCTGCGCAGATAGCGGTCGGCCAGCCGAGCGACGTTCCGCACCCAGCGGCTCCTCGGCATATGCACGACAGCCACAGGGATGCGCACCAGCACGCCGGCCACGATCCGCTCGATGTAGAGCGTGGCGTGCGCCATGTCGTCGTCGACCACGTAGGAACTGCCCTCTGCGTACAGTTCCGGGACTCCTGTAGCGTCCAGAAGTTCCGGTTCGAAGCCGATGTTTGCAATGTGCCCCATTTGTCTGACGTGCCTCCATCGCCAGTGACGCACCAATCGCCGCAGGAGAATGGAGACACGTTGTCTCAAATTTGTCTAGCCCCATACTTGCGTTGCCACGCTCATACAACTCCACAATCAGTATCTTTGACAATACCAGATACTGTCGATAGGGACCATTGTATCGGTCGCTGTACACCAAGCAACGGGCCTGAACATCAGGCATCCCAATGCTTAACCGATTTAGCAAATTGCCGGTCTGTAACCGGACCATGTGCAGAGTTTGGCCGGCTGC